CATTTTACCACTAGTTTTCATAAGTGCCGACATAAATGAAATAATTAGAAACACTACAGGTGCACCAATGATAAGTGCTGCAGCGAAAATATAACCCACAATAAACTCAGGAATAGAATGATTGCCAAGGAATTCATGATTCTCCAGTAAAAAATTAATCATCGGTTTGTTTTATAAACAATATTATCTTTAATAGTATTATAGTCAGAACTTGTTCCAGATGCACCATCTTCCACAACCATTACTTCATCGTAACCAGTTTTTTCTATTATCTTTGTTTTAATATCTAATTGTTTCTTTTCTTTCTGTATTCTTCTTAGAAATGCATAGTGAACAATTTGAGTAAAATAAGCAAATGGGTTTCTAGATTTAGCAGGGTCGAAATTATAAATGTATTGAACACAATTCTCAATACCATCAGATATCATATCCTCACGAAACATATAATTTACAAAATTAGGTTTATATGACAAGTGTGTTGCTATCTTTAAAAAACATTCTCCGAGATAGTTTGTAATACGTGGTTTTGGTAATTCATTTTCTTTAGCATTCTCTACTTTTTCTCTATAAACAATTAGTGCTTCTAAAAACTCTTTATTGTTAACGTAGTGCTCCGACTTTTTCTTTGGCATAGCATTGCTATCTCCCTTACTGAATTTATTGTATCACAAAAACAATGACTTGACAAGGTGTTGAAATATGTGTACAATAACTCTGTAGGAGTTCAAGGGTAATAATAGCTATTATTAAGACTCTTTGGAATCGGCAGGAGGTAGACGTTTCATATTAAAAATAGTTTCTAACTTTATTCGAGCGTCGTCCACTTTACCTAGTAATCCCATTTCACTAGTTACTGTAGTTTTTCCAACATTAGAAAAAGTGTCTTGATCATCATCTTTTATAAAGTCATTATAAATGTCAATTAATTTTTGATCTTTAGTTTCAGTCATAGTAATGACTTTATCAGGTTTAATTAAAAATATATCTTCATCGGATAAATCCATCCAAGACTTAACTTTTATATAAGAACTTCCTTCTGGTCCATAATGAATTTTCATAATAAGAGGACTCTGTGCAATTATTATAGCTTCATCTCCTGTCTCATCGATTGTAATCAATGAGATGATTTCTTCTCCAGAAACTAATTTTAATATGCAGTAGAACTCTTCGCCCATTATTTTTTTAAAGGTATGTTGACAATATCATAATTAAATTTTTCTTCGTTGTAAATCTTAATCCTTTCGATCAAGTGATTAAGTGTGTAATTTTTCCTGGATTTGAAGGAAATGTCGTCAGCGATATCATATAAAGTTGCTTTGGTCTTGTTGCTCCCCTTTCTAAGAATCCTACCAATTGATTGTAGGTTCCGTATTCGTGATTTAGAAGGAGAAGCAAAAATGACATTATGCAAATTCTTAATGTTGATACCTGTACTAAATGTTCCATATGATGCTACTATTATAGCATTATTTTCATTTTCTGTAATAGAACGGACTTTTTCCCGATCTTCTGTATCTACACCGCCATGAACAAAGAATACATGACGTTGCTCTAGACTATTACTATTTATTAAATTAAATAAAGGTTCTCCATGTCCCTCAACTCTTGCAAATAATATTAAAGTATTACCCTTTAGATCCAATGCTAAGTTACGAATAAACTTATTTCTTCTGTCGTGGTTAATTATATACTGTATTTCATCTTCAAAAGTCTCAAATTTATTTGGTGGGTGTTTCAATAGAAGCACATTAATGTCTAAAGTGGCAACATGTCCCTTTTTCATTAGTTCTTCAGTTTTAATAATTTTATATGAAGGACCGAATAAACCTTCTAAAACCCATTTATGAGTTTGAGTTCCATCAAGAGTTCCTGTGAAACCGTAACGATATTTTGCATCTGCAAGTTTTGTCATTATAGATATTAATGACTTTGATTTAAATTGGTGAGCTTCATCCCCAACCACAACAGAGAACCTCTCAAAATATTTTCTGGGGAGTTTGTAGATTGATTGCCAAGTAGTAATAATGACTTGAGAGTCTGTCTCTCTTTCTTTTCCTGCGTATATCTTGTGGCAAAATGAACCTACATCCCAACCATAGTCTGCAAAATCTTTATACATCTGTTCTACTAACGAAGTCGTCGGAACAATTATCAGAGTATTTTGCTTGCGTTCAACAAAATATCGAACAATCGAATATATCATCAGAGACTTACCCGATGCAGTTGGGGATATCAACAGCTTTCTATTATGTCTTAGAGCGTCGTATACTCCCTCTACTTGGTAAGAACGTGGTTTGATCTTACAAATTGCTTGCATATAGTCTTTAACACCTTCAGATGAGATCTGCTCATTCACTTCAAAGGGCAGTCCATAGAACTTGCTTGGTTGAAAAGCATAAGTATAATTATGATCTGTACAAAATTGTATTACTTTATCTAATAGTCCAACATATATTTGCTTCGTTTGTGTATTAAATAACCTTATTTTCCCATCCCAATACTTATTTTTATATGCAGGAGAAAACTGTGCACCAGGTACTTCAAAAGTAAACTGATCTGCTAACTCATAATAAACATGAGGTTCTGCCTCAATATTTAAATATACTTCATTCTTCTTGGAAATAACCAAATGAGACATAATATCTCCACATCTGGTCTATTTATCAATTAAATCCAGACTGAAATTTCTGCCATTCAATGGCATTTTTTATTTGATATGTACGGTTCGAGACTGCTCTTATAATCTCTTCTAAGAACTTTAGGGTAGTATCATAGTATTTTACTTTAAGATTTATCTTTGCTAGTCTCTCGTCTGCCTCCATGTACTTCTGGAGTGCTTCTTTCTCTCTAATCTTATATGGAAATGGTTCTTCTGCGTAAGTCTCTACAGTTGCTTTACCTGTATAATATTTGTATCTATCTAAATTTATTTCATTCTGAGTAACTCTTGCTTTTTCTCGCATTAAAGTAATAGTATTATAAAGAGTATAATACTTAGAATGTAATTGAGGAATTCTTAGTGATTCATCATGTAAATTATCAGGATCTATGCGAGCATCTTTCTCCCACATTTCCTGAATCTTATCAAGATCCATAATAAAGATTATTTAATTAAAGTTCTTTGCCAAGCATATCATTGAGCTCGTATATAGTATACCTGAAAGATACCTCTGCTGTAAAGTAGTCTATGTCAGTTTCTGAAACATCGAATGTTAATCCACTTAGAGATATAGGAAATAAATCAACAAACTTAACTTGTGCAACTGGTTGGAAGTTACTATTCAAAATTTGAAGAGTTCCATCACTAAATGCTTCCTTTCCATCTTGTACACCATCATCATTCGTTATTAATGCCTTATAGTCTTGAGTGCTTTGTGCAAAACCAAGTCTTTTCATCCATTTATGGATTATTGAAAAGTTTTCCAAGTTTTCATCTACGAGAAAAGTTAGGGAAAAATCTCCATAGGATAATTTCTCGCCAGGTACATCAATATCTTTTAGATACGATGGTTGGATTTGTGTTGCTAAACTTATATCAGGTATATTAGCAGACATTGATAAAAAATCAACCTTTGGATATTTCCCTAAAGTAAATTTAAATCCAACTGGAGTTAAAAAATTTCTATTCTGTATTTGATTTGCAAATGCAGTTGCCATTATTAATCGATAATGATATTAAACCAATCTTGACTCATTCCTTTGATGATATTATCTGCAGACTCTTTATCATCTGCGTATCCTTCTTTTATTAAATGATCAACAACAGACTCATACTGTGCCTTGATTTTTTGTGCTTCTCTAGGTGTAGGTTTCATTTTGAACGCAATATTTGTAGTTATTTATCAATACTATTCTCCACCGCCTCCTCCACCGTTTCCACCGCCACCATTTCCACCACCATTTCCACCGTTGCTGTAACCACCATTACCATTCCCATTGCTACCATTACCGTTCCCATTCCCATTAGAACCATTTTTTTTACTGCTATCATCATTGTCTTGTCTTCCTCCCAAATAACGACCAACAACCCTTACATGTCTGTTTCCTTTTGGAACACATGCACCTAATTTTTTATCAAACTTGTAACCACTAGGACAATTACGACTAAACTCTTTGTATGATTTCATTACTTTTTTAAATTCCTAGTAATTATTTAGAATAAAAAAGAGACCTGTTAAGGTCTCTGATCCATCTCGAACATATTATGTATATTCAGCAATGTTACCACCATTACGTCCACATGTATTATCCATGATTCCCATCATTTGTGAAACAAGTTGTGGATTTTTCTTTGCATACCCATCTCCAAAATGAGAGTCTATGCTACGAATCGATTCTTGCAGATATTGATCTGTAATGAAACTAACGATTTCAAATTTTTCAGTAATTTTCATGTTTGTATTTGTATATTACCAATACATACTAGCATAAAAAAAGAGACCCGTCAAGGTCTCTTTGTTAAAAGAATATGTAATATCCGAATTACATTAGGTTGTTAACTCTAACTCTTCTGTAGTATCTGTTGCTATTAGCAGTGATACGACCAAGACCTGCAG